TGGTGACGGTGCAACCGCAGGTGTAGTGTATAAACTACTAGCTCTTTGTGTCATCAGAAAACTCCTAAAAAACGTTGTGGGCGGGCAATCGGACTAAAACCCTTTACCATCCCGCCACGTGCCATTCGCTTGGCTGGAGTTTCCCCAGCCTCAGACAAAGCAATAGCAACTGCTTGATTTTGTTTATAGCCTTCGTCCATCAATTTCTTAATGTTATGGCTTTTTGTTTTGTTGCTACTACCCTTCTTTAATGGCATTTTAACAACCTATATAACTTCCGCCTCTTTTCGCAGCACCCATGCCACGAGCGGTTTCTTTTCTAATTGGGGCAGCAAAAGTACCCGACGCGGATGTCGATACTTTAACTTCAGCAGTCTTTCCATAAGGAATACGGCCTTGGTTGTCTATTTGTGCATAAGGCACTGCTTTTGGTCCATCCTTCGGGGCGGAACCATTTACTTTAATTTTACGTGGTTTCATTGCCATTTTAATTGTCTCCTGATTGTTTCAATATTTCACGCTCCATTGCAGACTGGATACGTGCTTTCGTTTGGTTCTCTTGCGAAGCCAAACGTTGACCAAACTGTTCCTGACGCGCTTGCTGATTCTGAGCATCCAACTCCAGCTTGGCTTGGTCGATTTGTTGATCCGCTTCGTCAGAAGAAGCTTTAATCTGTAGCTCCTGTTCTTTCAACGCGATTAACGGATCAGGTGTTCCAGCCCCTGACATTTCGCCAGACATCTGTTTAACCTGCTGCAATCCTTCGGCAACAAACTGAGCAGTCATTTTCTCAATCTCTAACATCTCTTCGTCAGAGGCGGGCTGACCACCTTTTTGTTGTACTTGTTGTAAATATGCAACCGCAGCTTGTTCTTTAGCCGCAATCTGCACATGCTCCATAATATGTTTCTGTAACGTTATGGCTACAGGAGGCATACCACCAACCATAGGTGAAGAGCCAAATACCAAGTGCGCCGTAATATGTGCTTGATGGTTCTGACCTTCAAACGCATGTAACGGAAGCATATCCAAAGCATTAATGTTTTCTTGTGCTGGATCAATCGGTTTAGGTTCCTCCGACGGAGTTGCCTTCATTATACGATCTACATCCGTTACACCAAGCGCCTCATACATATCACGATACACTTCATTGATATTATGTATTTCTGGAGCTTGTGTGGCAAGTTGCAGTTTAGTTTGCGCCAACATAATACGTTGAGCCTGACTAAATATATTAGGATTACTAACCGGTAATACATCTACGCGGTCATCAAAATCCTCTCGCATGATTGTTTCGTCGCCACCGGGGACAGTATACGGATACTGCTGTGGCAAACTTTCTGACATTACACGAGCAAGAATCCTAAACTCTTGACGCATGGCATAATGCAGACGCTTATGGACAGCACTCATAACTCTTGAGCCCTGCTCCATCATAGCCATGGTAGTACCTACCGCAGCATTTTGATTTCCTTCGCCAACTTTAAGGTCCGTGATCGTCGCAAACCGTTGCGCGGCCTGTACAACAAACCCTAGAAGCTGAAACAATGTTTGATCGGGACCCTTGAAAGGCAACGGCATAAGACTGTCGCGAATAGCTCCGCCGGGCGCATCTACGTCCCTAAACTCACCGGGCTGTAGCGGATCATCGTCATCCCTGATCCGTAGTCCGCGGGCCTTGAACCCTGCCGGAAGGTTAGCAAGTGTACCAGCGTCAATTAATTGGCGTAGTGCAGAAGTCGCGGTTCGGGACAATCCACCAATCGTGTGGATCAGACCTAAACCATAAAAACCGAATCCCGGTAAAAACTTATAGTGTGTAAAATATTGTACTTTTTTCTTTAGCTCATCTTCTTCGGCGTAATTACGACGAACAGATAAAACCTGACCGTTGTCTTCGGATATAGTGACAACATAAGGAACCTTAATTCCTGTGAACTCGCCTTCTTCATCAACTTCTTCGTAACCCTCAAGGTCTAAGTCAACGTGGCATTCTAAAATTGTGCAGTCATAATCAATTTGATTAGGCTCCATGCCTTCAATACGGTCCATTTCACCGTCTAAATCAGACATTTCCTTCTGTGCAGGGATAACTTCTACGTCTAAATAGACCCCCGCAACCTGTCTTTTACGCAAATCATTAAGAGACATGCGTACAACTTGTGTAATATTAGGGCATGTTTCGAGGTCCGCGGTCTCATAAGGAACAACTAAGTTCTCCGCAGGGACAAATTTAGATACGGCTCGACCCAATGTTTCCTCATAATACGTCTTTTTAAACGTAGAACCCGCTAATGGGAGATAAAATAACATTTGGTCCATGTCTGGCGTATACTCTTCCATTACATTTGTTATGTAATAGTTCATAAACTGCTTAACACGTGACGCTTGTTGGTTCTTAGAGGCTGTTTCTTTACCCATAACCACGGTCCTAACGGGACCCGCAGCCGGTAATAACTCATTAAAGGCTTGTGCTTGAAACTGTGTAGCTGCTTCAGCTAAAAGAGGGTGAGTTACACCAGAGGCTCCACGGAAAGGCTGTGTGCGCTCATCATAAGTGAAACCTAATAGCTCTAAACCATTGGTATAGGCATCTTCCCATTCTTGACGACTGGCTTTGTTAGCATCAAACTCGGCTAAAAGATCACTAGAAATACGCGATAGTTCGCGGTCCGGTATCTCTTCAGCAAGGTTTGCATAAAAATCTTCGTTTACCCCACGCTGGTCCTGTGGATCAAAGTCAACGACTACTCCACCGTCATCTTCTGGTAGGATTTCAATAGAACCAATGTCATCGGAATCTATTTCCGCCATTATAACTCCAGAACTATCTGGTATTTCTATCTCTAACTCCGCCGCTAAATCGTCGGGGTCTAGTTGAGATGGAACATCCATCAATCCTGCGTTTGGTTTACCATTTGCCATTGCCGCTCCTAATGATCTGAGATGAAGTAACCATACTTATCACGAGGGAAATACAAGTCCATAGACCCTTTAGGGCTTTCAAACCGTCTTTCATCTCCATCTCTTTGCATAATTGCTTCTAATTGTTTAAATATTGTAGCATCAACTTGACTCGCTAGTTCGGCAGGCGTTAAATTTATGCCCGACTGACGTATTAAAGAGGCTCCCACCGCATTATTACGCTTATCCATAGCACGATGTAAACGATTTGATGCACTAAAATCTTCACTCATGTTACCAACAGTCATCGCCGTGTTCGGTCCGTACTCCCTTGCAACCATTCCAGTGCCAAGCGCATGGGCTCGTGCATCTTCTAGTTCTTGAGGGGTGGGCAAGTCTTCTCGGCCCATGGGCCGCGCATGACGGTTCGGTCCGTCAACAGGATTTTGAACTGCCGGATAACCATACTCTTCGAGCTTTTCAAAGAAAGGTTGGCCTTCTGGATAATATGTTTCTTGGGACTCTTGTCCGGGACGACCAGAGGCCCGCATCTCGTCTTGCTTGTTAGCATCAAACTGTGTGGCACCTTCTGTGCCCATAAACGGAACAAGTTGATCTTTAAAGAAAGTACCTAAACCACGCTCCATATTCATGCGTTCAGGAAGTATAGGACCCTCACCTTCTAGAGTGACAGCAGCACCACCGTCTTCAAAGTAAGAGACGAAACCGCCTGCTCCAAGATTTACGGCTGCACTATTCATTTGGTGGGCCTTCCATTAAAAAAAGTTAATAATACGCTTTCACTTTAGCAGAATTTTCTTCATCTTCCCAGTCATCTGTTGGCAGTTGAACGAAATTACCTTGTCTATAGCGCATAAGCGCCTGCGTCATACTATCAACCAAATCATCATGTTCCCCATTCGGAAACGCCGCGACCTCTTCTATCAACTCGTCAGAAAAAGTTTCATCGGGGGCCCAAACCATACCAGCCTCAAATAAAGGTGATACACTATGAACTCTACTCACCTTATCGTTACCACGGCTCGGTGTAAAGTTTACAACAGGTATTCCCATATTTCTTAATTCCTGCGTCAAAGGGGTCCCTGAAGCTTTCGCCTCAACAATAACAGTATCTGGTTCCCAAAACTTATAGTTGTCAAGCGCAACTTGCTTTAGCTCCGGAAAGTCCCAACGACCTTTCTGACTATCTAACAAAATTAAATTAGGACCCGAACCACCTTCATTGGGATAAAATACCCCCCACGTTGTGATCGCAGAATAGTCAGCCGTTTCTTTCTTACTAAAAGCAGTATCGTAACTTTGAATCACATATTCTAAATGGGGGACCCGCTCTTTATCCCACAACTTCCACCACTCACGACGAATGATCGCATTTTCCTCACCCGTAGGATTTTGCTGATACTGCGCGTTCCACTTAGACGGAGGAATTGACGCCTTAACCGCAGTCAGATCATCTAAACTCCAATACTCTGGCCAGCACGGAGTCCCATCCTCGAAAATTGCAGGTAGCTCAACAACCTCCCATTGATCGGCAAGTGGGTCTTTGGCCATGGCCCGTAGTAATTGGCCCGTCATGTCCTTCTCAGACCACCTAGTTTGAACCAATACAATCGAACCGCCCGGCTGTAAACGCTGTCTAGGACCACCTGTGTACCAATCCCAAGCATCCTCAAAGCCACTGCTGCTCATAGCAGTCTGCTCAGAGTGCGGATCATCAATAATCACTAAATCACCACCACGACCCGCTAAGTTTGAGCCAACACCTACCGCATAGTACATACCACCTTTGTTCGTGTCCCACCGCCCAGAGGCCTTACTGTCCGCAGCAAGCTTAACTTCCGGGAATATTTCTTTAAATTCGTCACTCTCAATCAAGTTTTTTGTCTTACGACCAAAGTTTACCGCCAACTCTGTCGTGTGCGTTGCCTGAATAATCTTCATTTTAGAGTTACGGCCCATCATCCATGCCGGAAACAAGAAGGATGCAAACTCAGACTTCGTGTGCCGCGGTGCCATGTTGATAATCAGACGCTTTAACTCGCCACGAGCTACACGATCTAACTTCTCAGCAATGATTTTATGGTGCCTACCTGCAATGAAATCGGGCCAAACTGTTTTAACAAAAGTTAAAAAATCATCTTGGCACTTCTCGTTCTTCTCAAGCTGCGCAAGCCGAAGCTCAAGCTTCAGTTTTTTCTCTTCTAACAATACATTTTTTGCCACACTCATAGGGGTCCCTATCTAATTTTTCACACGCAGTTTTTAATGTTTCACGTGAAACAATCACGATGTTCCACGTGGAACATAACACGTATTATATGCGATTTTAAGCACAAATATAAGACAGTTAATCTTATTTCAAATAACTGATGAATATTTGAGAGAAACATGGCCCTAGCCTCCGCAGGCAGCCGCGGGGGCCGGGGTCGCTGGATCGAGTCGAATTGGCCACGATCTGCGCCATTTGACCCGATAGCCGGGGGACCCTGCGCAATGTGCGCGGCCCTCTGCCCATCGGCAGCGGGCACCGTTCCGGGGATAACTGGCACCGGCCACGCTGGACCGGGCGCGGGTTAACTTTCACCGGCTGGGGTCCGGGGTTCGGGAACCGGGAACCGGGGCCAACTGCCACCGGCTGGGGTCCAGTAGCCCGCCGCCATCGGCCCGGTAAGTTTGGGCAGGGGTGCAAGGGGCGCGGCCCGCCGTATTTAACTGTTTAACACGGACATAAAAAAGCCCGCACGTTGGCGGGCTTAGTGGGGCACTGGGGCGGCTTTAGAACTCGAAGCCAACCCAAACAAGCTGCGAGCCTTTAAGCATGATGTCGCGGCTTATATCGTCCCAATCGTCGCAGCGGTAGCGTTTATAGCTGCGGTCATATTCGCCCCGCGTGTAAGTCTTTTTAGCGTCCAGCTTGCGGCGTAGGAACTCACCGCGGGGGACATCTTTTAACGGCATCTGCTGGATAGTGTCGATCATGCGGCACCCCCTGCGATGATGGTTACCCGGTCATTCTCGCCAACATCAAACAAGCCCCCGGCAGTAATTACCCGCTGCGAATGGTCCCGCTGGCAAAAGCCAAACGGTGCGCCCAATTCGTCGCAAATACCATTTAAGCGTTCGCGGGTTGTGACAGTGCCCCAGCCTGCGAGGGTGACCCACACGCTGCCGTCATCTTCCCGCTGCGCGATGCGGTTACCATGTAGCCAAACGGTGCGCCCGTCGGTTTCAGTGCGGGCAGCTTTTGCAGCTTCACCCCGTGCGAATGCTTGCGCGATCTTTTTGGTTTCTTTTCTCATTGTTTAAATCTCCGTAGTGAACACGCGGCCACCGCGGCCCCGATGTATAGGATTATACGCGATAGATCGCATAGATGTAAACAGGCAAAAAAAAGCCCGCACAATGGCGGGCCTTTAAGAGTTACCGGGGACGGGTTTAGGTTAACCATTGAAAGCCCCCCAAGTGCTGGCCGACCACGGGCCGGTTATTAGCGCGTCAATTTCGGCAGCGGTTAAAGGGTAGCTGCGGCCCGCCCGGTCGAACCGTTCGCCATCAACTACCACTGATAGGCTGCTAGTATCCCCGCGAGGGTCACCGTTAAACCAAACGGAAAAACGCGAAACCCTGCCGGGAATTTTTACCCCGTGAAAATAATGTGTCGCCTTCATTAGTCAAACCTCGATATTTTAGTTTCACGGGTTGCACGGTCGCGGATCGCCGCTATTCCGTACTCATAAACAAAGCACTCAAAGCCCTCGAAGATGTAACGCGCCAGCGGTGCCAGTGCTTCGTCTTCGTCATGTTCGCTTTGATAGGTGCCGTTATGATCATCAACGGTTCCCTTGTATGGGTACGCGTTAAAGCCGCCGAACTGGTAAGCGTCATCCATACCCGACGCGATGGCGTCCAGTGTTAAGGGTGAAGCCATTAGGCAAGCTTGACAAAAGAAGTCAGGGATTAGGCCGCAAGCTTCCGCCAGTTGCGCTGGCGTTGCCCCGCCTAGGTCTTCGCTTTGCGCTGGGTTATAGACGCGATCCAATACCACGTCCGACGGTCTTAATTTCATTTCTATTACATTGCCCATAATATTTACTCCGTAATTGCGGCGGCTTTATTGCCCCCGTGTATGGGATTATATGGGATAACTTTATAGAAAGTAAAGCCCCATAAAAAAAGCCCGCACAACGGCGGGCCTTAGTTACTATTAAGAAAGCTTAAACGCTCAAGGTCAATTCCAATTCAAAGTTTGAATAATCAACGTCGACGCAAACATCCCCGTCGTTTATTAATTCTTTGAGAACGTTGCGGATATGTTCGTCGCTGTTTGGTTCGGTTTCTAACCGTTCCGATATACGGCGATCAATAAACCGCTCGATCTCATTAAGCAAAGAATGCCCCGCGCTATCTTTAAAGCTTTGGACCTGCGCCGACATTTCGGAAACGTTGCGCTCAAGCTGGACCGCATAATCGCGCAAGTTTTTAAGGTCCGCCGCGGCGGCTCTAATATCTTTGCCGGTCTCTTCTAATCCGTCGGCTAAGTATAGCGCCGCTAATCCGTCTAGGTGGTCTAGGTCTGTTTTTAAGTCAATCATTTTAATTACTCCGTAGGTTAAGGTTAAACGGCCTGCCCGCCGTCGTATGGGATTATATGGGATAACTTTGTAAAAAGTAAAGACATAAAAAAAGCCCGCACAATGGCGGGCCTTTTCGGTTTAGCTGTTTAGAGTTTATGCGGTCACTTTATCCAGCAATGCGCCCGCTTTCTTTTCAATCTCTATTCGCGCATCTTGGTGCGGTATATCTCGCGCTATTGCGGTGATCGCCTGCGCCGCATCCCAAACCGTTTCAACCGGTCGGCCCTCTTCAGACATATGACGGGCGGCGGCGGCTTTCGCCATGCGTCCAGATAATCCGGCGCGTTTGCTCAAAAACTCTAAGCGGCTTTCGTCATCCGTCGCAATCTTGGCAGCTTTCGCGGCTTGAACGCCCTCGACAAATGTAGCGGTCGCACCATGCGCAAAGCTTTCCAAAGCTGGGCGGGCTTCCATGGCGAAGCGATCCGGCGCGAATTTAGTGTGACGGATTTTAATTTCGCTAAAGTTCTCGACGCCCCAAAGGTTTCGATTCATGCAAACCCCGCGCAAATACATCGCCGCAATTCCTGCCGTTTTGCTGCCGGTCTCACTGTTCCAAGCGTAGAACCCGCGGAACATTAGATCGGGCTCGCCGTTAGCAAGCTTGCCGACTTCAATAGGGTTTCGATCATCCACAAGGAAAACAAAAACATCGCGATCACTTGCGAACAATGTTGTCGTGTCATTAGTAACGGGTATTTCTGGGTCATATACCGCCATACCGTCGCGGCTCCCCGTCATCATGCCCGGCACTTTCCAACGTCCGCCAGATTGATCTACTAATCTTTTAATGGGTTCCAATATTTCCCAGTCATAAATACGCCCATAGTCTGGCCCCGTCGCGGCTCTAAGTTCGCCGCCATCGTTTTGACTGCCGAAAACCTTTATCAGTTCTTTACCCCGGTTATATTTCAAACCCCATTGAATGCAATCCGCTGCCAACGGTGCGGGCAAGTCTTTAAGGTAACCGGCAGGCGCTCCGGCAAGCTGGGACAATTGTCCAAAGCTCCAATTTGTTGGGCTGTTAACATGTTCCCGGTGATTGTCGTCGGCGTACTCAATCCGCAAATCTCCGCGGCTAGGGTTCGCTTCGTCAAATTCTCCAACAATCTGGATTTTATGAGTGTCAACCGTGCGGCTGGTCATTAGGGCGGCGTCGTTCTTTTTATATGCCAACATACTGTCGAGCGATAAAAACTTTTGATCGTCAGGGCGGTTATACCACTGTGAAGATACTGCGGAATTGCCAATCCCGTGCGCTAAAGCGTTAGTTTGATAAGTCATATTATGTTCTCCGTAAAAACAAAATGGGGGCGGAATTGCTCCCACCCCCATAATATCGCATATCTTCTTATAGTTGTAAAGCTAATATTTAAAAAAGTTATCTGCGCCTTCGAACACGCTGCCGGGACTTAACTGGCTTACGATTGGGTTGGCGGTTGCGCCTATCCAACTCTTCGAGTGTTTCGCTGCCATAAATTAAACGGCTAATAAACCTTAGAATAAACATTTTACCCCCAGTCTTTTTGAATGCCGGTCTTTTTCAATTGATTGCATTGTCATCCTCCGTAGTTTTGTTGACTATGGGATTGTATGCGATGTTGTGGGACAGATCAAGGTGAAAACTTCGGTCCAGTCTATTTTGCCTGCTATGTGGTGGTAAGGTTCAACCTTCAAACCCTCCATCTTTAAATCTACCGCATCAGCACCTTTGAACAAAAACATTTGTTCGGGTTGGTTTTTAGTCTTATGTTTTTTAACCATGACCCAGACGCTGCCGTGCCCATGATTAGTTAGCCAAGCGACTTGGTGCGGTCGCAAGTCTACCGCATTGCCTGCGGTCGCTTTCAATTCTACAAAGTGAAAATTGCCAAACTCATCTAACAAAACTACGTCAGGCACTCCGGGCATAGCCCACGTTTCTAACCGGGTTGCTTTAATGTTGCGTCCGGTTTTCTCCATCCCCGTCTTCATCTGCCTCCAAAAGTCGGCCTCTCGCTTTGTCGCGGTTTTGGGGATTGCTCTCTCTTTCGGGAGTAACGTCGATAGTAATCGGGGCATAGCTTTGTTTTAACTCCTTGAGTGCTTTTAAGACTTCATCTTTATTCATGCCGTCGATGCTGCCTGTTCTAATTTCACTCTTACTTACATAAATGTCACCTTGCGCTTGCCCTCGCCGGTACTCTGCTTGAACGGCGGCACTGTATGCCCCGTTATTTAGTGCCATATCCCGGATCGTTTGCAGGTCCCTTAGATGGCGTTGGTAGTTAACCCCAAACTTTTCGTCCAGTTCTGCACGATAAGCTTGGATAGCGTGTACTACGTGCGGGCTGATGTTTGGGTTTGTTAGCTCATACGCTCTAGTGTGAGCGGAGCTTACGGGGTAACCAGCATTGATCGCGGCCTCCCTCATAGTAATTTGCCCATCTTTCGAAACCAGTTCTTTTACAAACAGTTCCTGCTTGCGGGTCAAAGGTTGTGCTTTAGTTGCTCTAGGCCTGCCCGCTTTCTTTTTAGCGACAGTCTTAATAGATTTGCTTGTCATACAATACTCCAGTTATTAAACGATAGTTTGCCACAAACTAGAACGCTTTTACATATATAGGAAGTAAAATATATTTTAAATAAAAAAAACTTTCAGGCCCTTATACGCAGTCTGCTCCCTTATGGTTACATAAACTCTGGTACGGTTACATATTTGTTTTTAACTTATGTAACTGTAAATCTCTATATATAACATAGGCTTAACTGCTCCGGTTACACGGTTACACCGGTTACACCTATTTTAACAAAACTTTTTTATTTTCTATTTATATCTCTATATAGTAGATGGTGTGTTAAGTGTGCCCCGTGGGCCGTGGATCACGTTATAATGTCCATGGTCAGCCCTCTATGCACGTCTTGCAGGCGTTCTTGCTTGCTTCCCCTATGTCGTCGGGGGGCGGGCCACCTTATAGAACAGGTATCTTTAATGGAAAAAGTGTTGGTATTTGCACTTATCGTTGAGATTATGGCTAATGGTGCGGTGACCGACAAAGATGCGGTGACCGACAAAAGCGAGTATGGTTTCTGGCGCGATGTCAACGATTGTGTTTACTTTGCGCGAGCGTTATCTCTTCAGTTCCAAGATGTACGGGACTTTGATATTCCTATAAAAGCTTATTGCGTACCCAAGTTTGTCGATGAAGACGTAGAAATTTTCTAACCCTTGAACACCAATACGGCCAGCCCGGACAGTAATCCACCTACCGCAGCTAATACGAGGTGCTTATTCTTTTTGTACCATGGTCCGAGTTCCGCGATAGCTGGTGGAATATCTTCGTGCCAGTGTTCGTCGGTCGTTTCTGGTGGTGTAATGACGATTAACTCAGCGTCTTTTGCTTTGGTTAGGTTTACAAGCAGCATATGGTCGCAGATTATTTTTTCATCCCAACGGTTCACGAGCTTTGGTCCGCGGTTTGCGGTGGTCGGTACTTTGATGGGTTTAGGAAAGTCCCCGGATTTTATTTTCCGATAGATAGTTGGTGTAGACATACGTGCGATCTCGCACACTTCATCTATGGTGAGTAGCTTTTTCATTACGGTCTCCGTTTAAGTTAGTAGCACCCACAGTGTATGGGATTTTATCTATAAAAGTCAACCACGTAGTATCCGTTGCCAAGCCTTCTCTACTTCGAGGGTTTGTTGTTGTTTTTCTTTCTCGGACAACGACTCGTCTTTTGCAATTTGTACGAGGGTTATGTTAACTAAACGGTTGATCCTACTAATGGACCACGTGTAGCTCATTTCTTCTATTCGCTTCTCGGCTTCCATGTGTCCACCTCCGCGTACCATTTGCCACCTTTGCTTTCCTTAACCTGAACGTTAATCCATTCGTCGGTCTGGCCCGTGAGCCACGTTATGAGGTCCGCTCTTTTAATACTGATTGCGCACTTAACAAAGTCAGGTGCTTTCTCATTGGGTTTTTTAGCCATCAGGCCATCTACAAAATCTGCCATTTTCTTTCTCCTAAACGTAAAAGCCCCCCGCTGGGGGCAACCAAACGGGGGGCAGGTTCAACTACGGAGAACATGGTGTCGCCATGCTCAAGCGTAGTATAAACCGGTTAATATGGGATAAGCAACACTTAATCGCATACATGTAACTTAATCCTCGCAAGTGTCACAAGAACCACCGGGAAATTCTCCCGCGGACAATGGGTCTGTTATCTTCAAACCACAGTTGCTACACTTTCGCATAAGACTGTCTTCGGTCCTACCTAAATAAATTAGCTCTAGATTACATTTGGGGCAACGGTTAGCCACCAGCCTTTTATGTATCTGACCCTTCTCTTTTATTAAGTTCGCCATTGCTTTTACCTGCGTCCTTGTACCATTCAAAGACCAGCCGTAGCTGTCCTCCTATGGTTCTGCCTTCTGATTTTGACAGTTCTTTTATTTCTTCATAAACCTCTCGTGGTACGAGAATGCTTTTCCAACGTGTTGTGTCCATTTGTCCTTCTCCGATGCCCCCGGAATATATCTACGATATTATAGGAACATATAGAAGAATGCAAGAAAAACCCCCGATCCGAAGACCGAGGGTTAGTTTTTTTACTTCAGGTAGTACCCGTACACGCACCGGGTTCCGTCTCTTGAGCAATCGTGGGTGTCTTGTATGACTCCATCAATCACCGCAGTAAAATGTCTTGAGACACTTACGACCAAATGGCCTGACGGTAACTCATCTGCTTTCAGGTGTGTCTTACACCCGGAGCCGATCTGCATGGTGGGGGTCCAAGTAAATCCCAGTTCCAGCATGTAATCTTTAAACCACTTTCGTGTGGTAGAAATTCCATCACGTGCTGTCCGGGTTCTTTCACCTTTGTCGTGTTTCGATTTACGCTGCTTGGCGTTTCCTTCGGCTAGTCTGTCGTAGACTTGCTGGTAGGGTAGCCTTGCTGCTATGGCTATGGACCGGGTAACACAGTCGCCCGTGTCGCCTTTGTATCCTGCGGCCTTGCGGCCTCCGTCATTGTAAACGAACACAGGTGTAGGGTTGACTTCACTCATGGTGAACCTCCGTAGTTGATTAAATTGTCAAAGAGCGTGGGGATTTGCCCTCCCCAATCAACCGGGTCATTCCGATTGATATACGCACTTTAACATATTATCGCATACGTGTCAAGCTAACTTTTTACAAAGTTATTTAGCTTCTCCCCACGATGGTCCGATTTCGATATCACATTTGGACGGTACTTCGAGCGGTACAGCGTTCTCCATTACGTTAGCCACCACTTGAGCTTCTTCGACACTCTTCACCGACATAGCAAGTTCGTCGTGTATCTGAAGCATAGGCAGTATGCCTTGCTTGTAAAGATCGACCATTGCCTTCTTGGTCATGTCCGCGGCGGACGCTTGGATTAATCTGTTCAGCGCCTTGTAAGTGTATGCTCGTTTAAGGCGGGTCGTGGGCCCATACTCATCGACCGCGTCTTTGTAGGGCATAGCTTTGTTCATGGCAAACGTGTCTGGTTCCCACAGATCGAAGCGACACTTACGTCCAAGCAGCGAGGTCAGTGATCCGCCAGACGATTTCTCGTTCAGCCTGTTCATCACCCCAGTCATTAGTCCTTTAACAAAGGGCACCCTGTTGTGGTACTGCTTCGTTAATGCTTTGGCTTCATCCACCGACACGTCCAATTGCTCAGACATTTTGTTCACGCCCATCCCATAAATTAAACCTAAGTTAATTGTCTTGGCCTGCTTTCTGGGAATGTTAGCCATCTCGGCTACTAAGCTATGGAAGTCTGTTTCCGGATCATCGTTGTATGCTTTAACAAACTCTGCTGCACCCTCTAACGGTACACCTCGCGTTTTGCCGTAGACATGAGCATAATGTACCAAGATGCGCGGTTCCTGTTGCGAGAAGTCAATAGCCGCCCACTGTTCACCTTCCTCCGGAAGAAACAACGAACGAATCATTGGCCCCAGTTCTGGATCGCGGGCCGGGATTTGTTGCAAATTAGGATTAGACATGGAAATGCGGCCCGATACGGTTCCTCCATCGTCAGAACGGATTTGATTTATATGGGAATGTATTCGGCCATCAGCGTGGCAGTGTTTCATGATAGTGTTGATGAAGGTGCCGGATGTCTTGTTCAGATTCCTAGCCTGAGTGACGAGTTGGGCGAGGGGATGTTGATGCTCTTGCAGAAAGAGTTTAGTAAAGCTAGGTGCGCCTTTTTCTGTACGTGGATACTGGATGCCGACTTTGTCGAACGCTTTCGAGAGCGACTGAGCAGCCCAGATTTCTACATTACTCCCAGAAATGCGCTTGATCTCCTTCATGACTTCCCTTTCCCGCTTGAGAAGACTATCCCTAGTTCGCTCTACCCTGTCGCCGTTAACCCGGACGCCCCGCATGGTCATGTCCACAAGACATGGGAGCAGATCAAGTTCGAGATTAGCGACGTTCCACAAGTTTTCTTTGCCAAGTTGAACGGAGAAATAATTCCAGAGTTCGAGGGTGAGTTCGGCGTCACCTTCAGCGTAAGGTCCAACGTACATGGCTGGCATCTTCCACATTTCAGCTTTCGGATCGACACCAAACTCTCGCGCAGCCTCCACTAAACCTTTCTCAGATTTAACTTTGTTGAGGTGTTCATACGCCAACGCGTTCAAGCTGTAGCTGAAACGGTTTTCATCTAACAAAGAGGCAATGACCATGGTGTCAATGATGCGGCCTTTTACATCGAAGCCCATCTGTTTAATCCAGCCCAAGTCATACTGAGCGTTGTGCATGATCTTATCCGCAGGGCATTCAAAAACTTTCTTTAGCCATTTGTTAACCTGCTTTTCGTCTAAGTTACCACCACCGTAGTGACGTATAGGAATGTAACCAGACCAATCATCTACTGCAATGGCATAGCCCACCACTTCACCATCACCTGTTGGCCAACCGGGCCCATGCTTCTTTAGGTTAGGGTCTCGTGTTTCCACATCAATTGCGATCTTCTTTGCCGACGTAAGGTCGGGAAGTTCTAGAGGTGGTATCCACTCACTTTTTGGTGCGAACATTGCCATTTGTAGTTTTGCCATTTTCTTTTTCCCTATGAGTGAACTCTGCCCCAAGGGCCGTGTATCCTGCTTTATCTAGCCATGAATCAACATGGTCTATACTTTCTATTAAACGGCTGGTCTTCACCCAATCCATCATCAAAGCCACGTGTGCCGCGGTAAGATGACCATGCGAATCCAATGCTCCCTTAACTATTTCGTTCCACCCCACCGCGATACGTTTGTGATTGTGGTATGCGTCACCGTAATCTTTGGCACGTTGCCCATTAATAAGCTTCTCTGCTTGCCGCAGAAGTTCTTCTCGTTTCATTTTAATGTACCGTCTGGTTGAGGGGCCCATAGACTATCCAATCCTTTTCGTCGTTGTCCCATTTTAAAGTAAGACCGGGCATATCCTCATCTTTAATTAAAGGGTTTGACCAATCATTGAGAGTCGGGTCCACAACAGGCCCGTGTTCTTTTTCAACATCGCGTAACAATTTCTGGTATTTGGATAAAGTAATTTTTGTCATAGGTCATAACTCCGTGAAACATCTTCTGCGTCTACTATATACAAATTCTGTTTAGCACGAGTTACGGCAACATAGAAAATGCGGTGAGTATCGTCCGGGTGGCGTTGGAACTGGGTATCCGCTGCTGGACTAAGGTCCGTGAACAGCACAACATTATCGGCTTCACCACCTTTTGACCCGTGGATCGTGGACGCTGTAATGCGAGGGACGCCATTAAACTTCTCGCCCCTACGTAAAAGTGCCGTAACGTAAGCCCTGTCAGTATCAGGCAGCTTGTTCATAGCTTGGGACCAGATCATATCTTTGTTCGCAAGCAACCCCTGATCTTTTAAATTATCAAAAGTTAAAATGTCGTTGTCTTCTATTCCCGGTAGCTTCTTAAAGCCCCGCGTCAGTCTTTCTCCAACAGACATGTAGCTGTAAATAATGCGAGCCACCTTACCTGTTACTTCCTTACCTTTTCGTACCTGCTCCCAACCATTGACCGCTTCACTAACCTTCTCGCTTATAGACCGGTTGCCGCGGTAGTTGAACAGATACCCACTAGACTTTAGGTCGTGAGCTACAGGCGTTAGTTGATAGCCTGCCTGCGATAAAATTAACCAATCCCCTTGCGCCATATCTAAAGAATTGATAGTTGAGATACGCGTCACATTGCCGGGTTCTGATCGTGGTTTGTACTGCTTTGGAAAGCGCCTAGCAATGCGACGCACGACATTCTCTGCTACATCGTGGACCCGACTAGGGATACGATACGACTGCGAAAGTATCTCTGAACCTCCGGGTAAGTTAATAAAGTGGTCAACATCTGCACCAGCCCATCGGTAGATAGCTTGGTCATCATCACCTGCGCAGTACATCCTCTTGGACTTAGTATCTAGTAAGTGAGCTATGTCCCACTGCAATGGGGATAAATCCTGTGCCTCATCTAAGAAGCACAGATCAAAATCTGGGCAGAAAGTGTTACCGTTGGTAGCAAATTGTTCAAGCATGTCAGTAAAGTCATACAAACCCATGCTTTCTTTGTACTCTTTCAAGCACTTCGATACGTGGAAAACAGTGTTCCACTCCTCTTCTATATTGCTTTTGTTATACTCTTCACGAAGGTCTGACTTGCACAAACGAGATAAGTTAATTAAACCAAGGATAGGATCACTACTAGCCACCATGCTGGGCACATCATCATCTATTGAAGTATTCTTTTGAGCGCCTAGCTCGACACCGATAGCACGACTTAACTCACGGTAGTTCTCCTCCTGCATAACCTGCTCTGGGCGTATGTCAGACATAGTCAAAGCTAGACTGTGCAGGGTCCTGAAGAACACTAAGTCTTTTTTAGGATCAAGATTAAACCGTGCTGCCGCACGTTCTTTAGCTTCGTTAGCTGCTTTACGTGTGAAGGCAAGAAAAGCTATTCGATCCGGTGGAGTTCCGCTTTCAAGAGCTTTGTCTACCATGTTTAAAAGAGTCGTAGTCTTACCTGTACCGGGTGGTCCAAATATCCTATACATCTTTACGCTTCTCCCTGCTATAGATTTGTTGGACACGTTGCTTTGATATACACCAGAATTTAGCGACGGCTGTCATAGTCATACGCTCTTTGTCTATCATCTTGACTATCTCAGCGTCTCGCATCTTTCGGTGTACTTTATCAGGTACGCCTGCTATCAAAATGGAGCCTCCTCTTGGTTACCAAAGGCAGGTGTTTTTAAATCCACCTCTGCATTTTCAAAAGCAGGAATTTTCCACACTCGAACGGATCGGCCTTTGATCTTCAATACCATGCTGTCGCCGTTAATGTCTCTCAACCGCTGGGCAATCTTGTGGGATTTGTACTCAAAAAATTTATTCTTTTTCAAATAACTCTCAAAGTCTTTTAATCTGAAGTAAGTAACCTCTTCCTCTTCATCGGTCCAAGGGCGGCGTAACAAGATTTCTTCTTTATCCTGCGCCTGCTGAAGGTGACGGCAAAACTCTTCGAGGTAGTCGTAGAACTGTCCGCTTATACTGGCGTCTACAGCAACTTCCATGATCGCGCTTTCGTTGTCGCGCATCTCAGTTAACAGGGTGCTTATTCTGCTTTCCCATTGTTGCTTTGCTACGGAGCGTGGCATGAAATTAAGTTGTTCCATGCAAGCTTTTTGAAACAGGGGCTGGCTCATAAGAGCTTCTGTATCTAGCTCCAGAGGCTCGCCGTTAACGTCCATAAACCAAACCGGTGGGGTACTATTGTATTTGCGGAGATTAGCGATTGTAGCCCCTGCTACAGCCGCTCCTATGCCAAACTTACGTGTACGACACAGTTCTTTATTGCAATATGAATTTATTGGAGCGTCATTACATTTGTAGGCGTATTCTTTGCGTTCTAACTGCTTCGCAACTATGTTGACCTCTGATAGTGGCAATGGCGGAGACACGTACTCCATGTTGTACCGTAGAATTTCCGATTCCCAGCTATCCGGAAACGCTTTTCGTAGATAGACGCCGATATTAAATAGACCATTGTTTCTTCCACCTTCGCTAATTCTCTGCTTGCACAGAATTTGTAAACAGGGTGGACCGTCCTTTGCGATTATATCGTTCTCACCACTGTCGGTTACTTGTAGCTTAACAATTTCTTCTGGGGTTTGAGCGTATTTTTCGTATAGCTCATAAAATTCATTCAGATCGGCAGACGTGCCATCATCTAAAAAAGCGTAACGTAGACCGTTCTCATGATCGTAGTAAGGTAGGTTGAGAAAGTTTCCTACGTCACCGCGGTCTAAATGTAATTTGATTTGTTTGGGAAATATCTCACTCTCACCATAACCGAGAGCGGATGACATATGTTGCAAAGTCTTTTGCATGTCTTTTGCGGATACCCACTCCTTGGCAAACAAGAAGCAGTGTGCGCCACCGGATTTAGACCGGCATACTACTAAAGGTAATTTTAACTTTCTTACTTTTTCAACGAGATGTTTGTGATCTAGTGGATAAACGTCCACGTCGATACATCCCCAGACGCACTGGTTATTCTCGTTTATGGGGATGATACCCAATCCATTACCACTGCCGAGCAGGTGGTTTTCCCAAAGCTTCTTTGTTCGGGGTTCTCTTAGGACGCCAGCTTTGCCTTGGGCTTTGCCGTTCGCTCCTGTTTTTTCTATTTTGAAGTAGCCGTGGGCTTCCTTCAGACCATCAAAAATGGTCATAAACTTATCTACTGACATTGTGACCCCCATACGGAAAAAAAACGGCGAGGCTTTCGCCCCGCCGCACGACTAATTAAAACGGTACGTTACCTGCCGTTCCTTCGTCATCCGTATGTTTCACAACAACATCTCCTGCCGTGATACTCTCCGCAAACCCTTTAGCGCGGGTGTACAGAGTTCCATCATCAATGACACCATCCACTGACATTTCCCATCCATGCCAAGAACCTTTTGAGTTCTCTTCCTGTACGGTTTTTAAGTGGTAGATGTGAGAGAAACGAGGCGGTGTAAACGGCCCATTAGCTCCCTGCATTGACCGAGACGCCATCATGCTATTCCACTTGCGGCTCTTTTTAAGCTGCGTGGATTTCATCGCAATAAGGGCTGTCTCGTGTGACCCGTCTGCGTTGATTAACAGAACAAAATGCTGGTGTGTCTCTTCAATGTACTCACCATTGCCGTCAACAACGTATTCTTTGTTGTCATCGGCAGACCGTTCCGTTTTCGGACGTGCTTGTCCGGGCTCATAAATTGCCGTAGGCGCACCGCTTCCGCTGCCACGCGGAGCCCACTGAATAAACCTACGCTGGTAAGCACAAGGAACTACTCGAACCCCTTCTTTACCTTTGTATGGAATACCAGTTACGGTGTTATATATATCACCCTTACGAGCCGTTTCATTCTCATCCAATACCGGATCATTGCCAGAAAGAACCTTGAGAAATGGAAGTGCTAAATCCTCCGTTCCCATGTTCTCCATGCCCTGTCCTGCATCCTGCTCCATCATAGCGGGGTTAAATACCGCTATATCTTTTTTGCCAGCTTTGGCTATATCTTTTTTATTTGACATTATTTCTTACTCCCTTTTACATTTTTAATTACTGCGCGTTGACCTATCCATGCTCCAAACAATTCCATTGGAAAATCTTCTCCCGCCTCGCAACGCTCTTTTACAAAAGCACGAAGTGTTTGAGGATGAACCTCTGTTTTTTGTTCGGGGACATACCCTTGCGTTTGCGCAAACGCGGCAAAGGCTCCTGCTAAATCGTCTTCTCCACGGCCAAATTGACACAAGACAGTATTTTTAATAATGTCATCGTGCCCATGATCGCGTAGCCATTCATAGGCCTCTGGACGTTTATCAACAAGAATGGAAGCACCATAGGTTTGCTTAACCTCAACGGTAGAACCGTCATCTAGTGCAAATGAAGCTATGCCTATCTCTGCAAGCATCGCAGGCATCTCTTCATCCGTGAGTTTGATGTGACGTTTCTTGGCTGCTTTAAGGTCTCCCTCAAGAGCCGCAATAGTCTCTTCTTCATCACGGATTGTTCTGGCCAACGCGGCTATAGAAGTAAGCCCCTGCTGGTCAATTTTTTCAACGGATGATGCAGTCGTTTTTTCAAAGTCCTGCTCCATCATCTTACTAAGGTCACTCATCGTTTTTCTCCTTTCGTGGTTAAAGGCACCTTTCGGGCCTTGACAAATGTAGATATTATCTTATACCATACAGAAGTCAAGTAAATATTTCAATAGGGGCAAAAATGAAAAGCTACGAGTACGAAACTCAACCATACGATCACCAACGCCAAGCGTTTGAAGAATCGTGGGCCGCGGATTACTACGCGTTGCTTATGGAAATGGGCACTGGTAAATCTAAAGTAGCTATAGATACCATGGGTGCTTTGTTCGAGTCCGGGCAGGTAAAGGCAGCACTCATTGTAGCGCCTAAAGGTGTTTATGATAACTGGGTAAAGGGTGAAATACCGATTCATTTACCTAAACGCATACCTAGAAAGGTAATGAGGTGGTTGCCTACCAAGTCAAAGAAGTATGACGGTGAGTTAAAAGACTTTATCGTAGACTTTGATAAGACCTTTCTTAAAGTGTTTGTCATGAATGTAGAGGCGTTTAGTTCACCTAGAGGTACGGAAGCGGCAATAGCCTATTTGTATCAAAATCCTGACAACATTGTTATTGTTGACGAATCAACTACAATTAAAAACAGGAAGGCTGCGAGGACGAAGAATATAATTGCTTTACAGGAACGGGCTAAATACCGCCGGATATTGACCGGCTCCCCTATAACCAAGAGCCCTATGGACCTGTTTAGTCAATGTAACTTCCTTGCCGAAAAAGCATTAGGCTTTAATAGTTATTTTGCTTTCCAAGCGCGGTACGCTAACGTTCAGAAACGGATGATGGGTCACCGCAGCTTCCAACAGATTGTGGGCTATCGTCGATTAGATGAACTTTCTGAAAAGTTAGACGGCTTTAGTAGCCGAGTTCTAAAAGTCGATTGCCTTGATCTTCCTCCCAAAGTTTATTTACGCCGGGAGGTTCCGCTCACACTAGAGCAAGCTAAACTATATTTGCAGATGAAGAAACTTGCGTTAGCCAAGCTAGAGAGCGGCGAGCTAGTTACTACTGCTAGTGTTTTGACACAGATAATGAGATTACAACAGATTTGCTGCGGACATTTGCAGCCAGACGAGGGCGAGATACAGACGGTTAAGAGCAACCGCTTGAACGAATTACTCGACCTTACTGACGAGTTTCAGGGAAAAGCCATCATTTGGGCGACGTATACACACGACATCCAACAGTTGGCTTCTGCCCTGCGCGACCGGTTCGGGCCCGAATCGGTCGCAACCTATTATGGTGCTACTCCACAAGATGAAAGGCAAGAGATTGTTGAACAGTTTCAGGACCCGGATTCACCTTTACGGTTCTTTGTTGGACAGCCTAAAACTGGTGGGTACGGTATTACATTAACTGAAGCTACTACCGTGATTTATTACAGTAATAGCTATGACCTAGAAATAAGGCTACAGTCTGAAGATAGAGCGCATCGTATTGGTCAAAAGAACAAAGTTACTTATATAGACTTAGTGTCACCGGATACGATAGACGAAAAGATACTACAAGCCTTGCGCAATAAGATAGATATTGCAGGAAAAGTGTTGGGTGAAGACGTTAAAGGTTGGTTAACTTACTGAAACGTCATCTGAAGTGAGCCTATTCCCATGTCTTGTGGTCCGGGCATTTGCGACATAGGGTTCGGTATTTGTTGGAACTGTTGTTCCATAGGGCCGCCACCGTAACCAAAGCTTTCTTCTGCACCAAAGTGTGCGCGTTCTGCTTGATCTACTAAGTCCACAAACTCTTCTACTTTACTTTGCATTTCTTGGGACTGCGGGCCAACATAAGTTTGGTTTAGGTAATTACTGTACACATTCAGCGGCGAAGACTGCATCTGATTCATTTTCTGACCAAACTGTTGTTGCATGTTTTGGAACATACCACCTACACCGCCCATTTCAGGACCTCGTGACATCTGTGATAAAGGTAGTTCCATTGTTTTAGCATCAAACATGCCCATCTGTTGTTTCATAGGGTTTGCATAAGGTGATTGGATCATACCGCCTGCCTCCATATGTTGTACGGGGTAAATCACTCCACCTTCCGCTCTTTGTTGTGTGTTGCCGCCTCCGGAATTGCCCGGACCGCCGGGTCCTCGTTCAGGACCATCTTGGGTTCCGGTGCCTCCACCTGTTGTTTCAGTAGTGCTGCCACCGCCAAAAATACCGGCAAGACCACCTAAATTTACATTTCCGGCAGTACCGCCGCTGGTGTGACCACCGTAACCACCGAAGCTAAAAGCCGGTTGAGTTTCGCCTGTTCCGCGGCCCGTGTAGCCATACTTAATAGCATCTTGTGCCGCTAAATCTGCGGTTTCTCTTGAGTCGGCTTTTTTCATGGCCTGCGCGGAAAAAGCGTCATAGTCGGCTTGACTGTAATTATACTTTTCGGGGTTCTCTAAACGGTCTTGTTCGTTAGCCGTGAAATAAGTAGATTTACCCGTATATTCTTGAAAAATACTCATTAAGCTTGACCCATTAGACTGCCTATACCGAGAAGTTCTCGGTCTTCTGGAAATAAAGCTGCAAACCTAGCCCGGTCTACAGGTCCTGAACCCTGTGATGCCGATTGAACGGCGGCAGGTTGTTGTTGGACCGGACTAGGTGCAGGTCCACTGTTCGGAGTGGGAATCTGAACAGGTGGATTCAAAGCGCCCTGTTGGTTAGAGGGCGGTAAAACTGGTGGTTGCTGTTGCTGGTTTCGCATACGTTCTTGCAAAGCTGGAATCTCTACGTTCGGGTCTTCAGCTAAAGGTGAGTCTAACCCACGATCTTCTTCCTCAAATCCTTCTCTCACGATAAAGGGAGACATAGACGTAGCAGTGTTAAACAACTTGTCGTTTAAGTAACTTACAATTCGTGCTGACAGCTTTTGTTGGCCACTTTCTGTGCCGGGTTTTTGCATCAAACTGGCTATTAAAACAGGGTCCGTAAACATCATGTCTATAGCACGAAGTTTAGCTGTTTGAGGTAACTCCAACACAAATTTACGAACTTCTCTAGTACCCGTGCTGGATGCTGAAATCACACCCGGACCAGAACCACCCACTTGTTTAAAGGCGGCGCTACCTGCGGCAGAACCTAACACACCCACATAAAAATCAATTATCGGTCCGGCGCTTGTCACAAAATCAGGGTCAGCTAGTCTACCGGCAGCGTCTGCGGCTTGAACTTTCATCATTTGTTGAGTCATGAACTTTAAACGAGTTTTTACCTTTTCTGGAAAAATATTAAATTGGTCGGCAACATCCATCAAAGATTGGTCTGCTTTAGGCATCTTCCCAAAAAGCGTTTGATAAAACACTTGTGGATTAAATGCACCTTCGCCGCCCGCTGCTAAGTAGGCGTGTTCTAATACAGCACGACCCATTGCGGCGTTTACTTCCGTAGTGTCTAAACCCGCTTCTTGTATTTCTGCGCTTCGGGCATTTTTTAAAGCCCGTAGTTGTCCGGTCCTAGCGGCTTGCCTAGAACGGACGTTATCCGCACCCATACGCCTTAAAGCGAACAAGTTACGGAAAGATTTAACAGCCGTGTCGGAGTTAAAAGCATTTGCTACCGCTGCTGTTGGAGACATACCGCCAATAAGTTTTGCCAAATCAGTTTGGTTACGTGCTATTGCTCGCCCTTTTTTCAAGTTTTGTTGCATCACCTCTACCGCTCTCTGGGCAGAAGCCGCATCAACCAAGTCTTCTTTTAGTTGTGGAAACACCTCTAAAACGTTGGCATTATCTTTTTTCCATTGATCTAAACCCTGCGCGTTAATAACGGTTACAGTTTTTTGAGTTTTTGGATCAAATACTTCTTTTGAGGCAACTTGTTTTAGGCCCCTAAGATAACTATCTATTAAATTTGTAGTAGTTGTAAAAACAGGTTCTGAAGTAGCTGCTACTTCTTCTGGTAAAAAATTAGGAAGACCTTGCTGGTCTGCAAATTCAGCCATACCCTGCAACTGCCTAGTACGGCTTAACGTTATACTAGGGTTTGATTTAATAAACATTTCAAAAGTAAGTTCGGGTGGTAATTTGGGTGCGCCCGATCTTTTTGAGGCACCTACGTCACCAACTACTGTTCGAGTAAAGAAATCATGTTTTGCTCTAGTGTAAGCTCTAGCCACATCATAAGCTTCGCCAAACCCTTCTATGTCCATATCGTCGGACATAGCTTCTGCTACGGCACCTACTCTACGTGCTTCATCTGAAGTGGCAGGGTCTGCGGCCAACGCTCGCGCCTGCCTCAATAACTTGCTTCTTATTTCAGCTAATTGGTCCGCAGTAATGCCGGAGACATCCTGCGATGCTTCACCCGCCCTTTGTACTGCTCTATTTTCATTAGTAGCTTGTACTCCAGCGTAGTTAGCCGCTTGGTCTAACGCAACTGCCAACCTTTTTTGGTCTTCTGGTTCCGCTAAGTTTTTTAAATTTTGTCTTATATCTTGTTCTGTTCTGCGCAAGAAAGTTGCTTGTTCACCAAGAGGGAGAGCATTTGCGGTCTCCATGATGGTAACAATTTCGTTCTCTGCATCAAAACCCGCTAACTTGGCAACAGCGTTATCAAAAGAACTTTTATATTTTTCTGCTGAAGCTATTTCGGCATCGCTTAATTTAGGCAACGGTGTAAGCCCTAGATCACGTCTAGCGTCGTCTATAAAATCAAACAAAACAGGTATAGATTTTTCAAATTGTTTTTGTACAGAAGGGTTTAAGAAACCTTGTTCCTCGAAGACCCGCATAAAAGCCGGTAAATTAGCAAAATCCGTATCGGGACTCATGGGACTAATTATTTCAATATTTGGTACAGCACCCCACAATTCTCTTTCTTTGGCCCCAGAGGCGGTAATGTAGTTACCCACCATTTCATAAAGGCTTTCGGATAGCTCTTGTTGTGTCTTTGCGCCAGATTGTCCGGGCTGTGCCGCTAACCTTTCATTAGCTTCTAAGAATTTGGTCATTTTTATATCAAGACCGTTTCTTAGCATATCGTCAAAAATAGATTTTCTTAACGCTGCCGCTTTTCTGACGTTTTCAGGACTACCGTCATCCATTAAGCCTTGTATAAATTGAGTCATAAAACCAAGAGCTTCGCGCTCTGCTTTTTTACGAGCTAAGTTTAAACCGGGTTCGCCGCCAGCTTTTACGGCCTCAAGACCCATCAATAAGAGGTCACCGCCACGTTGTGCGGCTGTGAAATCTACACCGGGAAACGCCTCTTGTAACATTTGAGTCATTTCGGGGTCTGTAAGATTTTTAACTAAATCGTCGTATTGTTCCGGAGTACCGTAGTCGGCGTACAACCTGTTAATGTTTTCAAATAACTTTTTTTGTTGACCTGTAACCGCCATACCACCAACTTCATCGGCAGTTTCGCTGCCTAAAACACGGGGTAAAGTCTTGGCCAAAGTAGCGTACAGCAAGTTTCCGCCGATAAGCTCTGCCGCTAATCGGGTTCCTGTTGCTCCGGGGTCCATGCTTTCTGCTTGGTAAGCACCCGCAGCCGCACCTGCGCTTGCGGCTAACTCACCTGCCGCAGTCATCTTTACGTTTCTTCGTGCAGCCTGACCTGTTGAAGATATGATGTTATCTAAACCAGAAACAAGCTTTAAAGACTGCGCCCTACCTGCATCGTTTGCAATGTTACTAAGCATCGCATTACCAGCGATGTTGGAGGTTGGACTCATCAACCATGGAAACCTAATAGCGCCCACACCGCCGCCCAAGGTACGATAAGCCTCGTACTCGGCACGTTGACCGGGAGTAATTACGGCATCTGGACCCATTACCTGTTCTTCTAGGTAATCTCCAAAAAGATATGTTGCACCACCGGATAAAAGGGACAAAGCCCCTGTTCCGACAGTGCCAACTCCAAAACCTACTACCGCGCCCGGTGGCCCCGCGATACTTGCCCCCGCGGCTGTAGTAGCTGGAATGATCCGTGGTCCGGTCAATCTTGCCGTAGCTGCCATAGCTTCCGTAGCAGGTACGGATTTAAAAAATTCTGATAAAAAAGGCCGTGAAAAAGATGCGGGCTGCGCGTTGCTAAACAAGACTACTGCTTGATCGGCTGTAAAAGCGCGTTCCGTGGGCGTTTTATCCTTAGTGGAGGGCAAAAAGTCTAAAAAAGGAGCCGTTCCACCGATTAAACCTTCATATGTTAGAAAGTTAGGGTCTTGCGCCATCTGGTCGGCATAATCCATTTGCATGGTTGAAACCAAGTCACGGGCTAACGCTTCTGAGGGGTCCTCATAATTTAAACGAAAGTTATCTACTACCTCTGGGGTGAGAATTACAGGATCAATTTTAACCTGTGACGTAGTATTTTCTTCAACAACGTTTTCATCAGCCATTAATTTGGTTCTCCGTTACTAGCCCTAGACAAACCACCTGTAACCGAACTGGAAGAACGGTCAGACTGGGCTTCTGCTATGGGATCGGTTGTTAAAAACTTATCGTACACCGCAATAGCTCCAGTTGTTTCTGCAATCAATCGCCCTACTGATTCCTGCAAACCTTTTATTTCCGTACTTTCTTTTTCACTTTTTGAAAATTTAAATTTTTCTTCCGCTTCCCTATACATCATTGCAAGGTTGTTTCTAACGGTAACTAATTGGTCTCTTGCCGCATTGTCTGTTTTTACGCCGCCGGGTTTGAACCCGTTAACCTCTTCTTCTAGCAGCGCAACCTCTAAAGCAAAAATCCTACCGTCTACGCCTTGACGTGCAGTCTGCATTATGTTTCGAGCAAGGGCATTAAGTTGCGTATCAGCCTGAGAAGTAATTTTACCGCTATTTCCCGCATATCCTGAACCTAAGCCACTAACATCTTTTATCTGCCCCCCCATCATATTAAAGAAACGGTTAACCGTAGATGCCACGCCTTGAGACTTTGTTAGGTCAATACCTGTAATAATGAATAACGGTTCGTCTTCAAAAGCCGAAAAGTCAATAGTTCCGTCGTCCTTAAACGGTACACGACTAATCTCACCATCAACATCTTTATCTAGCGCCCCCTTTACACCTATTGTAGGCAAGGAAGCCCCTTCGATTGTTCCCCGTGCGTTTATAGCATTCATAACGGAAGATGAAACAACAAGACCCGGTTTCATAACAGTGGTTTGTGTTGCAGGGTCCCAAGCAGGTTTTGCTCGCATCTCATTTGTAAGATAATTATTAATTAAGTTAGCCGTGGTTTCGTCTAAAGTACCGTCTGAATAAGCTTCTAACGTATCAGCGTTAGAAATTAATTTAAGGGCTTTTGCTTCGTAGCTATTACCTAAATCAAATCCTGTCCCATCTGTCAAATCAGCCATAGAAGGCATTGCTGTTGCCACGTAGATGCTGTCGTCTAAAGCGTTAAAGTCTGCTCTTTGTTTGGGGTCATTCAGGTCATAACGTTTTATGTCTCTAGGGTTATTTTTATTAACAACCGTTTGAATCTTCGCAGTTGAACTTGCACCATTCAAGTCTCTACTACCCGCCTTTTCGTAACCCTCGGCGAGCAATCTAGCTGCTTCCGTTTTACCGGCGGGAGTGCTTACATCAAGACCTACGGAATCCCTTGTTGTTGGGTTTATGAAATTAACAATACTTGCCGCAGTTCCACTATCCGATTTAGGTGTGTAGTTTCCTGTAATACGGTAAAGTGGTTTACCCTCGGCATTGACAGACTGTCTTACCCCCTCCATCGCTGTTATGTTAGCGGTGGATAAATTGTTAGCGTCAAAAGTATGGAAATCGGTGGTATCGTCAGGATTTATAAACGTGACAAAGGAAGGAGCTTCTGTCTCTTTAACTTCTGTGAAATTCACAGCATTAGGGTACTTGGCCATTAGAGTTTGTTGCTGACCTACTGTTCCAACAGGACCTTGCCACAAAACAACGCCTTTAGCGTCTGTAATCTTGTAACTGTCACCGGGCTTAACGTTAGCCGCATCCGCCGCTATCGCTTTTTCACTCTGCAAAGCGGCTTGAGCCGTCTGTAAATTAGACAGATCTAAGCTTACCGATCTGTCTTTCTGCGCTTGTTTAAATTTGCCTAGCTCGCCAGCACGTTGGCCTATATTACCTATAACAGGTGTAAACGCCGCGGCCAATTGTTCCGCGGGCGATGCACCGGGACGCCCTGCGCCTCCTGCAAACCCTAAAGCACCCTGTGCCACGTCAAACAACATTTGAGCTTCTGTCATTTTTTGTTGTTCAGCTAATGCCGCCTCTTGATCAGCCTCTCCATAAATAGAGCTAGTCAAAGCGCGTTGTTGGTCAAACAAAGTTTGCAATCTAGGGTCAGACAGGGCGACACCGCCCGGTGCCATATACTGGACCGCGCCGCCTTGATTAAAATTTACAGAAGCAGGCCCTCCGGGGACCTGTACCGGAGCTTCCGGAGCGCCCATATTAACAGTAGACATAATGCCTTCTGCCATGGCCCCTTCAACTGGCCCTGACATTTCTTCAGCAGCCAATCCTCCAATACCCTGATCTACCATCGCAATCTGCATAACAGGTTGCAACAGTGTTAACACTGATTCAGGCGTTGCCTGCGAATCTTCTGGACCAACCACAGTAGCTAGTTCTTGGTATCGCTGCTCAATAGGGAGTGAATCACCTCTAATGCCGTTAATTACGGTTTCGTAATCTTCTGCATTGTCCAAGTCTTCCATTTGACCCGCATACTGAGTCAACATGCCTTCTAGCATCGCCGGATCAATACCCTGCTGCATAGCGCCTTGTGCCGCTTGGTTAATATCAACGGAATTAGGGTCAATTGGCGGCATACCGGGAGGGGTCATTTGTGGTCCGGGAGCCGCGGGCATTGGCATAGGAGCCATGCCACCATCCTGCATGGGGATTACCCCACGACCCATTAAAATATCTTTTTGCGTAACGTTCCCATCACCACTCAGGTCGGGGAAAGCTGCGCCTCCTTTGGCAAACATTTGTCGGCCCATTACTTCTCTATTCATTAAAATAACCCCGCTCTTGATGCGCCTGCCGCTGCCGACAGACCCGCTACGCCCAGTCCGAGAATTTGCTGGGCGGGTGATGTACTGCCTCCAGAATTAGAGGCTAAAGTCATTTGACTAGATGGTGCGCCTTTATAAATGTCTGACAGATATGCCACACGCTTATAAGGCTCGTTTTGTTGTTCTACTGTGGTCATGCGCTGTGCTTCCAGAGCCGCCTGATCTTGTGCTTGTTGCTGCTTACCAACATCGAAGATAAATCCAGTTTCTTTCTGACCAAGCTGCTGCTCAAGTTCTCCAAGAGCGCCTTGACGTAAGCCAAGCTGGCTAAGAGCCTCGCCTTGCTGAAGGTTAAGCTGCCCGTAAGATGTTCCAAGACCACCAATTCCTTCGCCCAATCGACCTTGTAGTTCGGAACCTTGTAAACCAAGAGCCCCGCCTTGCTGTGCGCCCTGCATACCCATCTGAGCTTGACCTTGGCCAAGTTGTCCAGACTGACTTGCAAGCTGTCCAGCTAATTGTTCGGCAGATATACCAAGTTGCGCGGCCCGTGAAGCAATATCTGCTTGTTGTCCGACGCCTTGCATTGCCATGGCACCTGTTTGCTGGTTCATTTGACCCGCTAACTGTGCCGCACTCATACCTGTTTGCGAAGCTAGTTGTTGTAGGTTCATACCGGTAGTAGCCAAAGCTTGAGAGTTAGCCGAAGCCATTTGCTCGGCATTCATGCCTAGTGTTCCAGCTTGCTGTAAAGCACCTAGACCCATTTGACCGCCAGCTTGAGCGCCACGCTGCGCCATTTCAGCCGCACTCATACCAAGTTGTGCGCCTTGACCGGCTAAACTACCCTGTAATTGAGAAGCAGACATACCTAAGTTACCCGCTAATTGTTCAGCCGATATACCGGATGCTGCTTGCTGTTGGGCGGTATTTGCTGCTAACTGCTCCGCCGAAAGGCCTAATTGACCTGCTTGCTGAGAAGACTGAGCTAATAACTGATTGGCACTTATACCTGTTGCTGCTTGTTGTTGTAGCAACTGACCAGCAAACTGTTCTGCGGACATTCCTAATCCAGCCGCTTGATTTGCTAAAGTACCTTGTAATTGTGCCGCAGACATACCCAACTGTCCGGCTAATTGCTCCGCTGACTGCCCTAATTGACCGCCTTGAGCTATGTTTTGAGAAGCCATTTGTTCAGCAGAGAGAGATTGCTGACCGGCGCTTAAAGAGCCTGACTGAGCTAATTGCTCCGCAGACATACCAAGTTGTCCAGATTGTGCTAAATTAGCCGCAGCTAACTGTTCGGCATTCATGCCAAGCTGTCCGGCTTGATTATACGCAGCTAGACCCATTTGACCGCCTTGAACTTGACCCTGTTGAGCCATTTGTTCGGCGTTCATACCGGTTTGAGCCGCTAATTGCTCCGCAGATAAGCCTAATTGGCCCTGCTGTTGCGCTGTTCGTGCAGCTAGTTCTTCGCCAGATAGACCTAACTGACCCGCAGCTTGTGCCGCAGATAATCCAGCTTGCGCACCTTGAGACCCAAGAGCGCCAGTAAGTTGTGCGGCCTGTTGAGTTCTAGCTTGTTGTGATTCAAAAGCTTGTTGCGCTCTTTGAGACGCACTATCAAACCCTTGTTGACGCATACCGGCTGCGGTACGAGCTTGTTGCTCTAATATGTTTCTATCTAATTCTGCTTCAGCTACAGCTTGTCGAGAACCACCAAAGGCCCCCGCACTAACAGCTTGTGCGCCTACTTGTTGTTGTTGAATGTCCCCAGCACGTCTAACGTCAGCTAAAGCTTGCTGAACCGCAGCATCTTCGTACTGATTCATAAAGGCACCAGAAGAAGCGGGATCGTAAGCACCTGTAGTGCCTGCTAATCCTGCAATTCCTTGTTGGGCGCTTTGTGTTCCTAACGCTCCGGCCTGCTGTAAAGCAGCCGCAGCATCGGATGTTATTCCTCTTGCGCCGGAAATAGCCGCTTGCGTTTGCGCACCAGCTTGCTGGGCAGCCGTTTGTCCGCCTGTTCGAGCTTGGCCTGCAACGTTTCTAGCCGCTTGCGCAACATCGTCAATTCCTCCAATAGCTCTTTCATAAGCTCCCAAGCCTCCTGCACTAGCATTAGCAGCAGATTGTCTAGCAGCATCACTAACGCCACTTAATCCGCTTCCAACCCTTTGAGCCGCTTGTCTAGCAGCATCGGTAGCTCCGGCTACTCCTGCGCTGGTTTGTTGTGCAGCTAATCTAGCAGCATCTGAAGAACCCGCTAATTGTTGGGCCGTAGAAGTAGCGCCCATACGTGCGCCAAAGCCTGCATCCGCAGCAGCTTGTCCGCCTGCTAATCCAGCAGCAGCTAAAGCATCTGCGCCAGTGGCAGCAGTGCCACGAGCCGCGTTAATAGCGCCTCGAGTAGCTTGACCAGCTTGTTGTGCTGCCGATAAAGCCCCAATTCCTGATTGTGCTAAACCTGTTCCGGCATCTGTGACGGCTTGACGTGCGCCTTGAATAGCAGCAGCACTATCTACTCCGCCTTGTTCAGCCGCGGACCGCGCTCCAGTGCCTGCTGTTTGAGCAACACCTTGTGCTAAACCTGCGGCTGTACCTAAATCTTGTTGTCCTTGAAGTGCTTGTGCCGCACTTTCTTGACTTGCTTGCGCAATTTGTCTCTGAGTTTCCGCCGCTTGTTGAATACTTCCCTGACCAGCTTGTTGAGCTATGTTTCGAGAAGCAGCATCCGCAGTGGCTAACTGATTTGCCATAGTATCTACACGGCCAGTAGCCGCGGCATCCGCAGCCGCTTGTGCGGCTAACTGATTTGCAGCAGTAGTACCTTGGGCTACGTCACTTACAATACCGGGAATTTGAGCCCCGGCTGCACCTAAAGCAGTTTGTCCGCCAGTAGCAGCTTGTCTTGCACCGGTTGCAGCAGTGCCCATAGCACCTGTTGCTGTTTCAGTAGCAGTAGCTCCATAATCTATAGCACCTTGAATACCTTCTTGAGCAGCTTCAACTTGACCCGGTACGTTACTAGCACCCTGTCGCATAAATTCAGCAGCTTCGTCCTGAAAGGGTAAAGCACCCGCCATTGTAGCGCCAAGAGCTTGTTGAGCATCACCAAGGGTGTAGCCTGCTTCTTGTAAATAAGGCTGATAACCACCAATACCCGCTTCCGCAAGTTCAGTTGCCTTAACCTGAAGGCCAGACATCTCCGCAACCATATACGGCGGTATTGTCTGTCCAAGGTCAGCTAGTTGTTTAGCAGATTTTAAGAGACCTAGCTTGTAGGCCTCAATGTCCGGTGCTTCGCGGACTATCGAAGTAGTTTGTTCGGCCATTACGCTTGTGCCCTCCCGCGACTCTCCAGATTACGCATTATTGTATACATATTCTGAATGCCATTGTTTACGTTTCCATTACCCAATCCCTTAACCGCATCGGTAGTCATCACAAACTCACCGGGCATTAACATTGCTCGAACGCTATCTTGGCCCGGAGTTCCTTCAGTAGGCGCTATTCCACCATTTCTACGTGGGAAGATAGGACCACCTTCGGCTGCTGTCACATAAGGACGTGCAAACGGACCGCCGGGGTTGCTGGCCATTAAGTAGCCTGCTTGATTAGTCATGGGATTATTTTGTAATGGGAATTGAGTTGGCGCGGTATAACCGTCCATATCTTCTCCCATTATCGCTAAATCCATTTGTTTGGCTTCGTACTCACCCGTCTCTTCATTCAAGACAGACTGTCCGAGGTCTTTAACAAGGTATTTGCCGGGATCGGCAGCAATTAAATCTGTGCCTGTGGTAACAGAGCCGTCACTATTGTAATCAAGGAACGGAGAAGGCTCTACTCCCGGTACTTCAAAGAATCCTGCGCCTGCGGCAGCAGTAGAGGCAAGGGCCGCGGACGGTCCAAACCTAGCCAGCATTCCGGGAGCGGCAGCTTTTTCAGCTAGTCTCAATCCGGCTTCCGTAGGTGTAATACCTTTTGCAGCCATGTCAGCTACGTAGTTTTTACCGGCTTGTGTAGTAGCCTCGGCTATCTCCGCAGGGCTTTGACCTCCACGGAACATGTAATCGCCGGTTTTCTCAAGGAAACCACGTTCTGCTGCGTCACCTGCTGCGTCACCTGCTGCGTCACCTGCTACCTTTTCAGAAAGTGATTTAGCAGCGGTTTCATTAGCTACCACGTCACCTGTAGCAGCGGGGGCATCTGTAATAGAACCTGTGGTATCGACTTGTGCGCCATCAGCAATAGGTGTTTTGCTCAAATCAGCCGCGGCATCTACACCATCAGCAATAGGTGTTTTGCTCAAATCAGCCGCGGCATCTACACCACCTTCTACAGTGCTTACTACATCAGTTGCACCCACAAAATCTTTTCCAATAGCGTCTCTAAAGCCTTGGAAAGACCCACTTTGTAAACCTTCACCAACGTTACTAAAAGCTTGTGAGAACCTAGCGCCGGGACTAGCGGCAGCATCACCTACTTTTTGGAAGAAAGTGCCGTCACCCTTACCGAATCCAGCAGTTACACCCCCGATGGCACCTGCAACAAGTGCAGATTTCAAAGCGTCTTTAATACTGCCGCCGCCGATAAGCGTTCCAATACCGGAACCAAGTGCTGCACCGTACATAGGACCAAGCGCAGGCAACAAGTAAGGCATTGCAATAGGTAAGATGATCGGAGCAACCTTCTTGACTACTTTAATAACAGCCTTAACAATTTTCTTAATGCCTTTAACTACACCTTTAAATAGTTTCTTGAGGAAAAATTCAGGTAAACCCGTTGTAGGGTTAAGATCGTTGGATTCAGCACCAACAACATAAGATTCAGGGTCGTCAACACCTGCTTCTGTAAGAATATCGTAAATACGTTGCTTTATTACCTCGTCTTCAAGGAATTGAGAAGGTATGACTAATTCACCTTCGGCTACGTGAGCCAGCATATTGTCTTCGTTACGGCCATACTTGGCCATACGCTCTGCAAGCGCAGGGAATTGTGCTATGCCATCGTCTCCGAACTCTTCTTTGGCATCTGTTTCGGAATCATCTCCGTAAACTGCTTCAAGTTCGTCATCTTCCATGACGAAATCACCAATACCACCGGTCGGGACTTCCAGTTCTTCTAATTCTTCGGTTTCTTCAACCATTAACGCTGTTTTTGCCATTATCCTGCTCCGCCAGTAATGCTTTCAGGCATAGTTACCTGTATTATTGTACTGCGCTTCTCCTCTCCAGTCCACGACGAACCGCACTGAGGACAAATTCCTTCGGGATAAGACGCTATTTCTGCCGGAGTATCTACCTCATTACTACATTTAACACAATGTAGCACATCTCGGCTAGTGGCAGGTTTCCATTTGCTACCATCTGACATGGTAAGAACTGTATTGTCATTCATGATATTGTTACTGAGACGCTTCCCACGCCTCCCTCCGCTTCTGATCCCCTCAAGTAGGGCATGTTAGCTACAGTAATACGCAACTCATCGCCGTACTGAAAAACGCCACCAAGAGGAAGGTTATAATTGTCAGTCTGTAGATTAGGCAAAGTCAAAGCTGACGCCTGCCACGGACCGGGGTTATTAACTTGTTGCAAAAATACCGAGAAAGCTCGTGTAACTTCTGCCATATACTCGGCATTATAATCTCTTGGCGCATTTGGGAATAATGGTTGTACTAAGCCCCTACTCATCGTCTACCGTCCGGTCTTAGTTCGACACGCGGTGTTCCTAAACGCCATTCAACGCCCGTATTGTCGGATTCAATCTTTAATGCAAACGACCGGCCTCGCATACGAAGCCTTACTTGATCGGTATATTGTTCTACAGGTACAGTAGAGGACCTGATTATGTCGCTGACAGTAGTTTGGTCATACGCTGAACCCGGAAAACGCCTTGTTTGTAGGGTAAAGTCCACATTTGGCGAAGGAGAAGAAGAACCGTCAAAGGTTACATCCGGGATTAACTTGCTTAAAAGTACAAAGTTATCTCCAGCGCCCATAGACATTTGGCTGCTCTCTATATAAGCGTTTATACCGGCTGGCGGATTAACACTTCCATCATCATTGCCAAATTCATGGTAATACAAGTATCCATCTAGGCTTGCTGCAATAGGATATTGACCAATACCGCGGTCAAGCCAAGCACTTCTAGCTAAAGTACCGTAAGACCAAACTTGTTCTTGATAGTTATACACAACATATCTGTCGATGTTTTGATTCATCAACCCGTTAGCATCTACAGTAGCCGAAGGGTAAAACCACCAAATTTCAGAGTATGAGGAGTTTACGGCTGCGGTAACTTTTTCTGCTTGGTCTTGGTTAAAATCATTAAAAACGTAAGATCGTACAGAACACGGCAGTTTTTGAACTTGACCTGTGTATAGGTAAAACTCTTGCTCGCCCATCCACATAACCATGTCATCTACTGCAATTGCAGCTAACGGACTGGCTATTGTAATGTTTTCAGACAACATCGAAATACCAAAGGTAAACGGAGGTCCTAAATATTGCATGGCGTGTAGGGATTTATCAGTAAACACCAGTATCTGCTGACGTGTTTCGATGGCCGTGATTATTTCAGAGCCTGTACCGATACGTAGATCACCTGCTGTGTTAGTCGCTTGAGCAGACCAAACCAATGGGTTTTCTTGATCGGAAAAACGAATAAGTAAGGGGTCTTGAACACCAATGTTGTTTTGAGCATCACAACCAAACACGATTACGTGCCTGTCACGATCCGAAATCATGACCTGTTTAGCGATAGTTGGCGTCGTAGGGTCTGCGCCCGCAAGGTCCGACAAGGCTACCGCAGGTGCAAAAGGTGCTGAACTGGTAGATTTATCCCAGTAATAAATACCGCCGTTGCGAACATTAATAATTAAGTCTTCACCGAAGTTATCATGGCTCCAGATACGCAGCGTATCACCAACCGCAGTTAGGTTAGCAGACGAACCCCATGCTCCACGAGACCATGTGCCCGCGCCCCAACCTGTTCCGGCTACGGTGGTGTCCAAACCAACGGTGATTTGATATTTACCAACAACAGAACCGCCGCCATTTCCTGTATCGGAACCGTTGGCTAAAACAGGAGTAGGTGTATAAGCACCATCTATTGTTATGTCGTTTAAAGAAGCAACATCTCTTGCAATGATCTTGTAGCTACTAGAGTTAACAATTTGATTTATTTGATATTCTTGATTTAATACCGCCGCAGTAATTGCTCCGCCTAAAGATGCGGCACCACTAAATGTAACAAAATCGTTTTCACTAGCCCCGTGGTTAGCGTCCGTAATGGTAAGGGTAGATGATCCGTTGACCGCGGCAAACGTAACGTCGCCCGCGGCAGTGGTTAAGCGAAGAGGGGTTATGTCGTTATAACCCCCACCTTCGTTTATGTAGTATTTTAAATGCGTTCCGACGCCCAAATAGCTTTCGCCTTGTAGCGCGACAAAGGGCTTTAATGCTCGGCAAGTGCCTAAAAAGCTTTTACCAGAGTATTTTTCCCAGCCGCCTATCTTCTCTGGGGTGCCGAAACGAAACCTTACTTTGTCACAGTCAAACCAACCGCCCTCGTTACTATACGAAGTGGTTTCTCTGTTTACTCCGGGCCTGAACTGTAACTTTTGTAAGGGCATATCATCCGTCTACTTCTATTGCATCTTCGACATTCTCTGCTTTGGCAAGAGACGCCGATAGCATATTGACAAAAGCCTCGCGGCCTACTTTTAGCTGATCCATATTAAAGCCAAGGCTTCCTAGCTTCTTGTCCAGATCAGCAATGTGGTTAACCATTGCAACTTCTTGCTCGGTTAGGTCTTGAATGTTGTGTTCTACATCATTGACAGTAATGGTTTTATTTTCATTTTTAGCCATCATAAGTCTCCTTATTTAAATTAAAGTTAGCTCCAAGGAACGCCTGAAGCGGTTGTTGCAGCCGCATCAATTTGCTTTTGCACTTTTGAATCCCGGTCAGCTTCAACACGAGCTTTAGCTTCGGCAGCGGTTTCGTCGCCTTCGATCAAGCTGTCGTATACCCAACCAAGAACATCGTTCTCTGTTAGATCAGGATAAGGAATAAATCCTGCCGAAGAAGCATCGTATGTGCAACGCAGCTTGCCGCCTTCTGAAGCAGTGTACGATGGAGTACCATCGCTTGCCGCTACCATCGACCAGTAGACTAAAAAGACACCGCCATCGGCGTCCACGTGTTGCATGTCCGATACGGACCATGTGTTGTTGATTGCCATGTTGTTTTCTCCTTTAATGACAGTTTATGATTCTAAGTCCGCTACTCGCGCACGTAGGGTTTGAATTTCTTTAACAAGCATTGGGACTAGCTTGCTGTAGTCCACAGCCATCATGTCTTCTGGATCGTCTGTTTTACTAACAGCTTCTGGCGCAACAGGGTCTAACTCTTGAGCAACCATTCCGTACCGTTGATGCTCACCGTCTGCTTTCCAATCAAACTTTCGCACTTGAATAGCATCAATTAATTCACCGCTATCGTCTGCATCTGCAATATTTTCTTTTAGGCGTTGGTCTGAACTGGTAGCATAAGCAGTGCCAGAACCAGCCGTACTTATGTTTCC